GAAAATGCTGATATGCAACATTGGATGCATACAGAAAATAAGCATTTAAGCGGCATCCCAGCAGAGCAAATAAAAACGATAGGTGGGTTAAATAAGGTTTTAGAATATATTGATGCAATGAGAGGGAGTAAGTACCATGACATGGGATTATAGAATAGTTAAGCGGGAGTGTATTGAGCAAGATAATCATACAGAATGGTTTGAGGTTGTTGAATCTTTTTATGAAGATGACGGAATTCTCAGTGGTTGGACTGACACCACAGATAAACCGCTGCGAGTTGTGGGAGATACTGCCGAGGAATTGATTGAAGTTTATGAAATGATCTTGAAAGATTTAAAGAAAAATAAAGATGATATTATAGATAATGGGGATTTATCTGGTTTAGAAAATGAAGATGATACGATAAATGAAAATAGTATTGAAAATGTTGAAGTGATTGATATGCCTGATGGGTCTGCCAAGATAACAATGGATATTGGAGAAGATGCACAAGTGACAATAATGAAACAAGGTATGCAATATCTTATTAATGAAATGAAAATGCATGATAAGGTTGTTGTTATGGAACCAAACGAATTTACGGGTGCAGCAAAAACTTGGGAGTTATCTGATGATGAACGAAATGTATTATTTCACTTTGGATTCATTCATGCCGTAAAAATGGGAATAGAGTGACTAGCTTTGAAAATAAATGAAAATAAACCTTGACTCGTATCTCCTATATTGATATAATAGTCATGTACTTGAGAGAAATGATATAGTAAGTATTTCCTAGTAGTTAAAAGTTTAGCCCTCAATTGAGGGCTTTTTAACATATAAATATAAATATATATTAAACATAAGGATTCCCTTGGCTAAACTAAAAAAATACTCAGACCTCGATTTCAACTTTACGTTGCATCCGTTATCATCTGACGTTAGCCGTAAAAGGGATACTAGTGCAGTCATTAATGCGTGCAAATCATTAATTCTTACTAAATTTTATGAACGTCCATTTCACCCAGAAATTGGTTCGACAGTCAATGCACTATTATTTGAGAATGATACTCTTATGACACAAAACCTCTTGAAGAAAGAAATTAAGAAGGTTATACTTGCATTTGAGCCAAGAGTAAATAATGTTGAGAGTGTTGTCACCGTATCAAGAAGTGGGTTGCAGTACGACATAGAGATATTCCTTCAAATATTTAATTTAATTGAAGTCGTTTCATTTACCGCAACCCTAGATAGAATACGGTAATAAATATTAAAAACATAGGAAACACCTAATATGGCAAACCAAGTATTACCTGTTGCAAGTGGAGACTTTGACGAAATCAAAGCAGACTTGATAACATTTTTATCCTCCCAGACAGAGTTTGTGGACTTTGATTTCACGGGATCGGCAATGAATATATTGCTCGACACGTTGGCATATACAACTCATTATCAAATGTTCTACAACAACATGACATTCAATGAAATGTTCCTTGATAGTGCTCAATTGCGGTCAAGTGTTGTATCAAAAGCAAAAGAGATTGGATACTTTCCAAGGCAATATACTGGAGCGGGAAGTGCCCTCACCATGTCAATAGACTTAAGTGCTGAAAGTGTAGTTCCAACCGATGTGTTCGTCCAGAAGGGTACTATGTTCACAGGCTTATTTGAGAATGGAAAGAATTACGCCTTCTCGACTGATAGTGATTACACTTTAATTAATGACGGCAATGATATATTCACGGGTACTGTAGGTCTTATTCAAGGTACTTATGTAACAGATTCATTCACCTATGATAGTAATAACCCCAACGCTTCAATGATACTATCAAACGATAATGCCGATACCAATGAATTGATTGTTAATGTTCGGGAGCACGCGGGCACAAGCACAACACGAATATGGTTAAATGAAAAGAACATAACAAACACCAACGAAACCTCACATGTATATTTCTTGGAAGAAACCGATAAAGGGAAAGTTCAAATATTGTTTGGTAATGGAACTATTGGTGCCGAGTTAAGGAATAGTAATGTTGTTGAGGTAGTGTATTTAATTACTGCCGGAATAGATGGTAACCAAATAAGTAAATTATCATTAAATGCCGGTGTTGATGGTTGGCAATCAAATAAATTCGTTATCAGTAATATAATTAAATCCAGTGGTGGTTCGGGCAAGGAAACTATTACAGATATTAAGAACAATGCACCAAAGAATTATCAATTCCAGAATAGGTGTGTTACAGTAGATGATTATCGTTCATTGGTGTTAAGGGAAGTGTCTAATATAAAATCATTGAATGTGTGGGGCGGGGAACTTGATACGCCACCGGCTTTTGGTAAGTTGCGAATGGCATTTCGTACAATAGATGGTTCTGAACTGACACCCCGCAAGAAAAAAACAATAATAGACAAGATAGAAAAGTTCAATATGATTACAATCCAACCAGAGATTGTTAAGGCAGAACATATCTATATTGATGTTCAGACTGATGTTAGTTTTAACTTCCAAAAGACATTATTAACTTCCGATGGTATTAGGGCTGTTGTTTCATCGCAAATACACTCATTCTTTAATGTTAAGTTACTTGATTTTGATAGTACATTTCGGTATTCTGAATTTATAAGTAATATTGATAAAGCAGATTCGTCCATTTTGTCTAATGATACTTTCTTGAAATTAACCAAGAGGTATCTCTCTACATTAGGGGCAACATCAATACTATTAGATTTCAATAATAAACTTGATCGGGGTTCATTCCTATCCAACACATACACTGCAGACTCATCTGATTTAATTTACTTGTTTGATGATGGTCAGGGTTTGATTTGGGATAATATTAATGGAACGACCCAAACTAAGGCTATTGGAACTATTAATTATGATACTGGATTAGTTACTATTAATAACTACAATTTCTATGCAACTAATAAAAGTATTCATTTCACGGTAACACCTACAGAACGTGATATTATGTCTGAAAGACTTGTATTACTGGAAGAAGGTATACACAATATCACAATTAAAGAAATTCTATAATGGTAGATAGAGTTACAGGTAAGAAATTATCCACAATGATTGGGCGGATGTTGCCCGACTTTGTCACGGAGAACCACGAAAACTTCGCGTTGTTTATCCAGAAGTATTTTGAGTATTTGGAAGAAGATGGAAACTCGTATGAGTTGGCTGCTAATGCCCTTCTCTATGCTGATATCGATGATACCATAGATGATTTTATTGAACATTTTCGTACTCAATTCGCGGATGATATTCCTCGTAAGTTCACATTTCTGGATAGTAGTGCCAACATACAAGGTGATATACGATTTATTATTAAACAGATCCGTGATTATTACTTAACAAAAGGTTCTGAACTATCATATGAATTTATATTTCGTATCATTTATGGTATTGAAATTAAATTCTATTATCCGAAGATCGATATATTAAGATGTTCTGATGGTAAGTGGCATGTTCCATACTCCCTCGTATTAACAACAACTCCTAATGGGATTGTGTGGGATGATGTGTTCATTAGGGGCAAGACCTCTGGGGCAAAGGCTTATCTTGATACACATATCCTATATGAATTTCCACATGGTTCTAATTACTATCGTGCGGCATTATCATTACTTGAAGTTACTGGCACATTCTTTGAAAATGAAGATATTGAGATTATTGGTAACGAAAGTGAAATTCTAACTATCACGGGATCCTCTCATACACACGCCGGTCAAACTGTGGTTGATTCGAGTGGTGTTATTGAAGGACAAGGTCGTTGGACAAACAATGATGGATTCCTATCCTCAGATAAGTTTATACAAGACAATGACTATTACCAAGATTATTCATACGAAATTCAAACGTATATTACTCGTGATGTATACGAAAACCTTATAAAGAGGATAATTCATCCCGCGGGATTGAAGTTCTTTGGTAAACTGGCGGCACAGAATATTACAGTACATGTGCCGTACTTTAAGGTTTATCCTAAATGGGACATATCTTGGTTGAAGGAAGTTACTAACACCCCGCCGGTGCTGGATTCGATTGTTTCATACACAACTTTAAAATCAAAAAATGAGGTTGGTGGCATGTCGTGGGCTGGCGTCGAGCGACAAATAATTAGTTCGAGAGGACATTATAAAGATATGTCACTAACTGAAATGGACAGGGAATTTCCACGTATAACTGTCGGTATGTTTGATTCCAACTCTGTAAATAATGGTTGTATTGTTTCTGTTAATGGCACACAGATTAATAATTTCAGTATATATCAAGATGAACTTACATTAGGACAAACATATGCCAATGGAGATGAACTAAGTGTTTATTCTCTGGGCGAGAGGACTGAAGATAAGACTACCCTGACTGGCACAGGTTCTATAAAAACATTTTCTGTATCAAGTCTAGGTGCCACGACAATTGAAGAGTTACTTGTATTTGTGGATGGGATTAAGCAATTAATTAATACTGAATTATCTATGTCTGGTTCAGATATCGTGTTTGTCACCGCCCCTTCTGTTGGAGCAAACATAGACATATATAAAATCGATCCATTCCGTGACCACCAATCATTAAGTGGAGATGGAATAACACGAATCTTCACATTACCTGAAGCCGCATTACAAGCAAATGATGATAATGTGATGGTATTTGTTGATGGCAAGCGTATAAACGTTGTTATAAATAATAAAAACGAAATCATATTAAAAACGATTTCGCCAATCGGCACAAATAATATAGAGATAATTTATCTTAACAGAGTCACAGAAACAAATGAAACATTTATACTTGATGGCACCAGTCTTCAATATACACTTAATGATACTCCAAACATATTTGGCTATACAAGAGAATCATACCTAACAATTAATTAAGGAATAACCATGCCAGTATCATTAAGAACAGACATTGAAATAAATGCAGCATTAAACTTCGTTGACACTCACGATTCGTCTCCGGGCACTAATAAATTATATCTTGCTATTGGCAGGGATTTGGCTTGGAGTAATGAAGCATCTCCCCCAACACCAACAAACAATACGGACAACGACATTGAATTTTGGGACAAGATGATTGGCATGGTTGTCGTGTCCCCCACCGACACGGTGTTCGTTGTGCCAAACAGTGTGTGGAAAACGGATACTCAATATTCGGTATATGACACGAGTTCAACAACTGGGTATGAGGGTTCGTTTTATATCAAGAATCTTAATCACGAAGTTTACCAATGTGTGGGTGTGCCGGCTGGGTCACAGTTGAGTACAGTTGAGCCGCAGGGTGACAACGGCGGCGTTGCTCAACTGCTCGCGGATGGATATACATGGAAGTATTTGTATACAGTATCAAGTGCTGATTATGCCGACATGATGGAAGATGAAGATAGTGCGTGGTTAGTAGTTAATCATGGCGACAATGAAGACACTACTGATACTTACCGTGCGACGAACGCCGCGGGTGTCGGCAATTCATTATTCATATTGGGGGCGACGGCAGTTATGATTCGTGCCAAATTAAAAGATAAACTTAATGGTGGTTTAGATGATGTGGGTGTTGTGTATCGTCAAGTTGCTATTATTAGAAATCCTTTAGCCACAGATGGAACCAGCATACTAACTGCACCAACAGTAGAAAAAGCCGATGCAACATTAAACTCTGGTCAAATGCTTTACCTTGAAAATCGTTTTGCGACTGCCAGAGCAATAGGACAATCAGAAACCGTTAAAGTAGTAATAAACTTCTAAGAGACTATAAACCATGAGTTTAGACTTAAATGTATCACCGTATTATGATGATTTCGACGAAAGTAAGAATTATCTAAAAATATTATTCAATCCCGGCAGAGCCGTTCAAGCCCGTGAATTAACACAAGCTCAGACTATTCTACAAAATCAAGTTAGTCGCTTTGGTAATCACATATTTAAAAATGGATCGTCCATTATTGATAGCCGCATATCATTAAACTTCAAGAAGAACTTCTTTGTTGTGGATGTGACAGATGTCAATAATGATGTCGTGATTGTGTCTAATTTTGAAGGCAGAAACATTATTGGTTTGACAAGTGGTGCCACTGCCACTGTGACACACTATGATACTGTTACACGAAAAATGTATTATAATATTCGTGGTGGGGCATTGCAGGACGGCGAAGCAATTGAGACAACAGGTGGCACGACATTCAAAGCAACAATGACTGTGGGCTCACAAGGTAAAGCAGTATTTGCTAATGTTCAATCTGGTTTGATTTATATTGGTGGTGCGTTTGTTGTGATGGCGGAGCAAGAAATCATTGTTGACAGTAATACACATAATGGTTCATATCATATTGGTTTCACTTCAACTGAAACAATTAAAACAACAGCCGATGATACTGGATTACTTGATCCCGCCAACGGTTCATATAACTTCGCTGCTCCGGGCGCAGATAGATTAGAATTGAGTGGCGTGTTGACATCTATTATAATTGACGCCAACACTGTTATTACTCCAGATTTTATTGAAGTAATTAGAGTTGAAAATGGATCTATTACACAAGATCAAAATGATGTTTCATATGGCGCTATTCTGGATTTATTGGCAGAACGTACATATGACGAGAGTGGTAACTATACAGTAGCACCATTCCGTATGAGTGTTATCGATCATAAAACAGATGACACAAAATTAACTGCCGTTCTTGAGCCGGGAAAGGCTTATGTTTATGGTTATGAAGTTGAAACTATTGCTCCTCGCGAAATAACACTCAATAAAGCACGAACATTAAGAACTAGAAATAACATATCAGTGTTTGCATCATATGGTTCATATGTTGAAATTAAAAAATATGCTGATGGCGCTGACCAATCAAAGGGTGTATTTAATATATCTACTGCCGAAACGGTCGAGTTTGTTACTGGTGATGATGGCACTGGCACAGTATTATTTGAAGGTCGTGTCATTGCAACTAAACGTAGTTCAACTGGTGCATTAAGATTATATATTACTGGTGTTGGTGAAGATGTTGGTATTATTTCAAGTGCTCGTTCTGTTCGTTCAAAAAGTAATAATAATACATACGCAACTCTTGAAGTTGATTCTATCACAAACTTACCATACATTGTCAATAATGATGAAACATTACTTGCCTTTCCATTAGGTGAAAGGGCGATCGAAAGTGTTGCACTAAACGAATTCAATTATGAAGTTGATAAGTCTTATTTTGGCCTGTCAAAAACTAACGCGGACTTTGTCATATACGCACCCGATAACACAAGTAATTTTACTGGTATTGTTTCTCGTGTCACCGACAGTGCGACCGGTGATGATGTCACGTATGCCGCCGCGACACCAACAATAGTTGGTTCTGGATTATCTTATATCACGATATCTGGTGTGTCTGCAGCTAATATTGATGTGACCCTGCGTCTTAAAAAGACTCAAACAGATCCATTATCTAAAACGTTGACGACAGTAACAGAAACGATTACTCTTTCTGGTTCAACTAAGTTCACGTTTGCAAATGAGGATGTATTTGAGATTAAGGAAGTTAAAGAAGGAACAAATGCCGGTGATGCCACAGTTGTTCTTCCTAGCAAGTACATTGATAGAGGGTTTACATTTGATACTGGTCAACGTGACCATATTATTGATGTTGGTTCACTGGATGGATTGACTGATGGTAAATACTATTCTGTGACATACAACTACTTCTCCCATAATGGAACAGGCGATTACTTTGCTGCCAACTCTTATGTCAATGCCACGAACCTTGGGTTCTATTCTGATATCTATTCAAGAATCCCGCGTCATAATGGCGTTGAGTTAAGAGATTATCTTGATTTCCGTCGTAAGGTAAGTGATATTGGTGCTGGTGTTGATATTGTGGTTCCTGAAACTACATTACTTGGGGACTTTGATTTCTATCTTCCTCGTATCGATTCTATCTATGTTAGTGCAGATGGAACATTTGGTGTGAATGAAGGTGTTTCAAATGAAGTGCCTGAAATACCAGTAACTAAAGATAACACAATGAAGATTTATAACATTGAGTTATTTCCTTATACACACAATTATCTTGACATTGAAACAGATATCGTTAAAAATGACCGATATACAATGAGGGATATTGCTAAACTTGAAAGACGTATCGAGAATATTGAATATTACACCGCCTTATCATTATTAGAAAGTGATGCTTTAAATATAGACATTAAAGACAGGGATGGTCTTGATAGGTTTAAAAATGGTATTCTTGTTGATGGTTTTGTAGATACTATTCCATCAAATGTCGTTCATCCCGAATATCGTTCTGCGATTGATACTAGGTACGGTGAATTGCGATGTGAATATGACATTGGATTTAAGGACTTTGTTCCTTTTGATACTGATGCACAGATGATTGCGGTAGGTTTATCACCAAACACAAACACAATCACACTTGCATACACAACAAAAACTCTAATAGACCAACCGTATGCAACTGGTTGGATGAATGTTAACCCATACAACGTGTTTGCATGGAATGGTACTCTTAGTCTTGATCCTCCAAGTGATAACTGGATTGACACAGAAACATTACCAACTGTCACAACTCAAATTAATACAGGCGTGACAGACATTCTACAAGAGCAAGCCGACACTAATGGCATCACTTGGGATAGACCCGCATGGAGAACTGACTGGTGGGGAAATTGGAACTGGGGCTGGTGGGGTGGATGGGCTGGACGGAGTCAAGGTTGGGAAACTACTGACATTGATGTTAATGTTGTTCGTAGTGGAAGACGTACCGACACAACAACGACAACATCACAAACTCGTGCTGGGACATTTCAGGTTGCGGAAACTTGGAGAGAACCACAGGATCTGGGTGACAGGGTTGTGGATACATCGGTTGTCCCATTTATTCGTTCAAGGGATGTTATCTATAACATTAATGGATTAAAACCCAATACAACAATAATTCCATTCTTTGATGATGTGGATGTTAGTGCATTTTGTGACGTATTTACTTCGGATAGTGGTGGTGATTTAACTGGAACGTTCTCTATACCAAACACAGATTTAGTTAAATTTAGGACTGGAGAAAGGGTATTCCGAGTAACGGATAATGACTTAATTTCTACTACTTCGGCAGAGGCTGTTTATACGGCAACTGGTTTACTACAACAAAAACAAAAAACTATCTTATCTATAGAAAGAGCGAGATTGGTTGATGTTAATACTTCGGAAGATAGAACATTATCAAGGACTACCACTCGTTGGAGAGAACCACTTGCTCAAACATTCCTTATCACAGAAACTGGTGGAACATTTATTGATAGTATTGATGTTGCGTTTAGAATTAAAGCGCCGAATGGTGGTGTGCCAATTAATTTAGAGATTGTGTCGGCACTTAATGGTTATCCATCACAAAATGGTGTTCCATTTGCAAATAAGTCTGTTAACCCAATCAATGTTAGTGTTAGTTCTGATGGTTCTGCGATGACTACGTTCAAGTTTAGTGATCCAATTTACCTTAGAGAAAATGTTGAGTATGCGTTTGTATTAACTGCAAATACTGAAGAGTATGAAGCGTTTTATGGTGAGATTGGTAATAAGGATTTAGTTACTGATTTGATGGTCACCAAACAACCATATATTGGTGTATTCTTTAAGTCTCAAAATGCTTCAACATGGACTGCAGACCAAAACAAGGATTTGAAATTCAAAATTAACAGTTGCATATTTAATACAAACGCCGCAACATATAAGTTAATTAATGAAACATTGACGGCGAATGACGTTAACAAAATCACTACTGCAAGATTTAACATTGATACTCTTGACTTTGAAGATACATCTTTAAAATATTCTTATAAATTTACAGGCGAGACTAATTACACACCATTCTTAAATAAAGAAGACACTCATTTGGCGGAAGAGAAAGAATTAACTGGTTCCGCTGGTGCAAACAAAAAGGTTGATGTTAACGTAGAGTTTGTTTCAACTAATGTGAATATTAGTCCTGTCGTTAATAGGAATCGTTCATCATTAATTACGGCAAACAATCTGGCGTGGGATGACGGTGACCCAGATACAACAGGTGTTGCCCTAAATGCAGGAACTTACGTTTCTCGTGAAGTGACCCTCACAAATCCAAGTGATGATTTGAAGGTATTGTTGGATGTAGTTAAACCTAATAATTCTGATGTGTTTGTACATTATAGAACGTCTGACTTTACTCCTCGTTATGTCGAGTCTACAACAGTACCATATGATTGGGTCAACAAACAACTTTATTTATATTGGATTGATGCTTCTGGTCCTGGCCTAACACAGAAAACAGTGGCAACGGCGACAAAAACTGCTGATGGTCGCGTTTACTTGAAACTAATTGGTGACACTACATACTTTATTGATTCAACTAATCAGGGCGGACTAGGGCTCAAAGATGTTCGTTTAATAGAAACAAGCGAACTCACTACTATCGAAAATTGGGGATCAGGTGTCGGCTCGGTTGTCGGCTTGCATCGTTGGCACCAAAACAAACTATGGAAAGCAATCGAAGCTGACGATGGTTCAAATGAACCAACCGTTGATAGTACTGTTTGGCAAGAAGTAGAGAGTATGAGCGCGGAAAGCGTCGTGACAACAGGATCTGTTCAAAGATGGAAACCAATGAAAGTTGAAACTTCGGCATCTGTTTCTGTTGTTGAACAATCAAACAATTTTATTGAATATTCGTATGTTCCTGCCGAGGCGGTGTTGACAGACTTTGGTAAGTTTACAATCAAGATTGAAATGCGGTCTAAAAATACAGTTGATATTCCTTTATGTAAAAGGTTACGTTCAATTGCTATATTCTAAGATATAAATATTATTATGAAAAAATCAAAGAAAATTAAAGATATGCCAAACATTACTAAAGAAAGTAATGGTTCTATCATTAATCAGGACTTGGACGGATACCAAAAACGTGTTAAACAAAAACGTTTGGCGGCAAATAAGAAGTTGCAAATAGAAACCCTTGAAAATAAGGTTTCTAGACTTGAAGTATTAATTGAACGTTTAATTGAAGTACAAGCCGAACATCAACCAAAGAAAAAGAAGGTTAGCTAATGCCAAGTTTTACTCATATATCTAGTGCAGACACATTTACTACATGGAGAATCCGCACAAACGAACTAGTTGATTGGTTGAATAATGAGACAAAGGATAATAATTTTGCGGGCGGCAGGGCACCGAACGCTACTGATGATGCCAGTGCCGGTTATGGTGCAGGCTCATTGTGGATCGATGAAAGTGTGACACCAACTGAAGCATATCGTTGCACGGTATCTACAACTGGTGCCGCGATTTGGTTAAACACAACTCTAGAGATTGGGGATTTGGGTACGATTGTTACTCAAGATTCTGATGATATTAGTATCTCAGGCGGCACATTAACTGGCGTGACACTAACTGCAATTACTGATATTGCGGTTGACGATGGTGGAACGGGTGCAAGTACTGCCTCTGGAGCAAGAACTAATCTGGGTATATCTGCCACAAACACTCCAGCCACAGTGATTGGTTCCGGCACGGGTACTAGTGTTCAAGCTATTCTTGCAGAGTTGGATGCAGCTTCAACTGGTTTAACTGCTCATATTGATGACACCACTGATGTCCATGATAGTGCTTCAATTGAGTTTGATGATCCAACTCCTCTTAGTGGCTTTGCTGCCACTAATGTCCAGGCTGCTATCATAGAAACTGCCGCTGATTTAACTACTCATATTGATGACACCACAGATGTCCATGATAGTGCTTCAATTAAGTTTTTTGATTCTGTTACTAACGCTAATCACGTTGGCTTTGCTGCCACTGATGTCCAGGCTGCTATTTTAGAACTTGAAGTCAACGCCAACGCCATCGCTGCTGATGCGGTACTTGAAGCCAATGTAAGCACAGGTGCAATGGCGTTTGTGCTTGATGAAGATGATATGACCTCAGATTCTGCCACGAAGCTGGCAACTCAACAAAGTATCAAGGCTTATGTTGATGCCGTGGCTGCCTCGGAACTGAGTTATCGTGGTGGTTATGACGCAAATGCAAACAGTCCAGACTTGGATACAAGTCCAAGCGGTATTAAGGTGGGCGATGTCTATATTATTACTGCTGATGGTAGCTTATTTACTGTGGCGGTTAAAGTCGGGGATATGATTATAGCCGAAAAGGATGATCCAACTCTAGTAGGAGATTGGACAGTATTATCGGGAGGAACTTCTTACGTTCATCCCAATCATTCAGGAGAGGTAACATCTACTGGTGATGGTGCGACAGAAATAGCAAATAACATTGTAGATGAGGCAAATCTTAAAATAGATAATACTCCCACTGATAACTATGTTTTAACAGCAAAATCTTCTGCTGCTGGCGGGCTAACTTGGGCTACTACCGCTGACCAAACCGATGCTGAAATTAAAACAGCGTATGAAGCTAATGATGATACCAATGAATTCTCTGATGCGGAGAAGACTAAGTTAGGTGCAGCAACATATATAAATACAGCGAGTAAGATTGTTCAAAGAAGCAGTACCGGTCTGATTAATGTCGATCGAATCACTTGTCCGGGTGCCAATGGAGTGCCGATTACTGTTGGAGCAAATGGCGAGGGGCATAGCGAGATCCAATTTTTTGATGACGCTTCTGATGCTTATAGGTCATTAAAATGGGTGTCAACTGCATTCCAGATAGAAGATAACGACGGAGCTTTTGCAGCTATTTCCACCTCCGACACCACGTACACAGGTGGCACTAATGTAGCCATTTCCGGCACGAATGTCATTAGTTCAACTGATACTGACACCACGTACACAGCAGGTGATGGTATTACATTAACTGGTACTGTATTTAGTAATAACTTAGAAGTTAATCAACCTGCAGTAGGAAATCTTGGTTTAGGTACAAATACCGTAAATAGTATTACTACTGGTGATTATAATGTAGCTCTTGGTGATGCAGCATTATATAACACTGATACTGGTGACGGAAATACAGCAGTTGGTTATAATTCCTTACTAAGACACACTACTGGAGACTGGAATACATCACTTGGTGTGGCAGCACTGGGTTTTAATGTCTCAGGTAATAATAATGTAGCAGTTGGTGCTTATGCAATACAAGGTTCTAATCTGTCAGGTAGCGGTGGTAGCGATAATGTTGGTATTGGTCTTGCTACTCTTGGCCATGCTCTTTTCTCAGGTAGTCAGAATATAGCTATTGGTTCATACACTGGTAATGACATCACTTCAGGTGATAATAATATAGTTATTGGACATAATTTAGATGCTCAAGTAGCTACTACTGATAACCAAATAAATATTGGTAATGTTTGGAAGTACGATGGAACTGATACTACTACTATGGCCGGTGACCTTAGTGTTACAGGTGATTACAAATGGACAAATGGTTCTACTGTAGAGTCATTAGATACAAAATACGCAGCCAGTTCTCATACTCACGTAGCATTCTCAGGCACAACTGCTGGTCTAGTTCCTACATCTACAGCTACTGATGACACTAAGTTCCTTAGAGCAGATGGTAATTGGGTAGTTCCTACAGATACAACTGTTGCTGACACTCAAGATTTAAGCATTTCAGGACACACTATTAGTTTAACTAACGGTGGTTCGGTAATAGTACCTGACAACAACACTACTTACAGTAACTTTTCAGGCACAACTGCTGGTCTAGTTCCTACATCTACAACTACTGATGACACTAAGTTCCTTAGAGCAGATGGTAATTGGGTAGTTCCTACAGATACAACTAACCCCTATACGGCACAAAGCAAGGCGAGCAACGGATATATAAAATTAATAGGTGGTGTCATTATTCAATGGGGGACATATACAACAGCGGGAACGGGGGTAGTTACTTTTCCGGTTGCTTTCCCCACTGCCTGTCGAAGCGTTACCACAGCAAGAAATCACGGGATAGTGTGGAATTATGGGAACGAGGTTTACGCGTATAACAAAACAACGTCTAGTTGTACCATAAAAATTTCGGGGAATAGCGGGTCAAACCAACTCGGCTATCCTGTTAACTGGATGGCAATAGGATATTAACATGAAATATGCACACATAGAAGAAACAACAGGCGAGTTATTGGGCTGGTATTCTCAAGACGTACATGGAGGTAACATACCTGAACCGAACATTCACGTTTCTGAAAAGGTTTGGCAAGAGGCTTTAGATATTGATGCGAACGCTTATATCGGGAATGCGTTTGTTGTTCATGATTTCAGGACTCAAGCTGAAATAGACCAGCAAATCCAAGACGATATTAACTCAGAAGCACTCACTTATCTAGCGTCTACCGATTGGTATGTCATTCGTGAACAAGAGACAGGTGTGGTGACACCAGAAGATATCAAGACGGCAAGGGCAGAAGCTAGAGAGCGCATTAAAAATGAAAATCTCAATTAATCAATGAATTGCGAATACTTGGCTACAAATATTAAAGAAATAATACGTTGGAGGAATAATAATGAAATCGAAAGCGGGTCGAAATTCGACATGGTTTTAACCGTCACAAATGATGACGGAACAGATTACGGCAACGGCGGAGAGTAGGTAATGACTCTGCAAACAAGCGGTGCGATTAGCCTAGCCAACATTCAAACTGAGTTTGGTGGCTCTAATCCAATCAGTTTAAGCGAGTATTACGGCAAGGGTG